GCGGAGTTTTGATACTCCTGAGTATTGCGCATATTAATCGGCGTCTGATCTTTTAGCGTTTGTTTTTGCTTCTCAAGTTTCGAGATAGCCGAGTTGATTGCGCTGATTTCCGTACCACGTTTTGCGTTGATGCCGACTTGTCGCAATTCGATATCGACCATTTTGCGTTTAACCTCGTCGAGTTTACCGATTTGCGCCTGAACCTTCGCAATCTCTTCCTGCTTTTTAAGGACCGCAGTAGACGCCGTCGACACTTCGTCTTTCATGATTTGATGCTTTTGTTTCTCGATAGCAATACTGTTCATGAGTCGATTTACTTCGCTTGTATTGTGATTTGCTTTAGCCGTCGCTAACTCAGATTCAAGCCCCGCTATGACCTTACGCTGTTCTATTTCCTTCGTATTTAAACCATTCAATTCCGTTTTAAGTGTCTTCTGTTCTGTGAGCAACGTTTTTTCACGGATTAAATTCTTCTCCATACCCGCTTCTGCTTTCGCTTTTTGCGCCTCGAGTTCCAACCGAATCATTTCCATTTGCTGTTCGTTGTACTTTTTTGCTGCGCCTGTATTTTCAAGCAAAACGTTTCCTTGGTTGCTTAGTACCGTATTTGAATTCGGTACTACTTTCAAGATTTCGCCATTCAACCGCACCATCTCAGCAAGTTGCTCGTTTGAAAGACCGGATTTCTCGCGCAGTTTTTCCTGCTCATCTTTAAGCCTGGCGATCACGTTCGGATCAGCCGTCTTAGATATTTCAGAGTTTATATCTACAAATCTACCGAACTCTTCCGTTGACAGCTTAGATGCCGTTTTCAACTCGTCAAACTTATTGATGCTGACGTCTAATGAGTCCGCCTGTTCAAGCATGGCATTTGCGTTATCGAGCGATACTTTTTCCATTTCGTTCTGATGAACGACTACGCCCGCAATTACTCCGCCTAGAATAGATAAAGCCGTAATCGCCGCGCCGGCTGGCGTTAATGCAAACGCTCGAAGTGCTACGCTAAGTTTTGCGATTGAACTTCCGACAAGTAGTATCCCCGTTGTTGCGCCCGCCATCGCTAATCCGACCTTGATTGTTGAGCTGTCGACCTCTCCAAATTTACGAATAAGTTCCGTTGCGAATTTGGTAATATCGGTAAATGCCGGTAGAAATTCTTCGCCAACCGAAATCCCAACACTCTCAATCGTTGACTGAAACTCAGCAAATGCGCCTTTAAGCGTATCTAGTTTAACCTTCGCAACATCGACCGCTTTGACTTTCGACATGGCCGCCCACATATCCTCGACGCCCTTAGCGCCTTCTTTAAATAGAATGGTTCCGGCACGAACCGCATCAGAACCGAACATATCCTTCAATGCTTCTCCGCGTTCTTTAGGATTCAATTTTATTAACGCTTTACGAAGAACGTCTGAAATTTCAGCTAACGATTTAATTTTACCTTCAGCATCGTAAAATTTATTGGAGCCATCCGCCATGGCGATTCCTAATTCGTGCATAGTTTCCCTTGCGCGTTTACCGGACGGGACTAAGTTCATTAACATCGTTTTTAAAGACGTACCAGCGTCGCTGCCTTTTATTCCGTTTTGGGCAAATACCGCAAGTGCTGTCGTAGTGTCTTTAAAGCTTAAACCGACCCCTGACGCAACAGCAGAAACCGCTGATAAACCGAACTTTAATTCGCCGACGTCCGTTGCTGAAGCATTGGCCGCTCCGGCTAAGATGTCCGCAGCCGTAGCTACGTCTAATTGGTCAGCTTTAAAAGCATTAAGCGCAGTACTTGCGATTTCGGCCGCATCAGCCAATTGTAAGTTTCCCGCCACGGCGAGATTAAGCGCGCCTTCTAGTCCGCCATTTAGTATGTCTGTGACAGTTAAACCGGCTTTAATTAACTCCTCGATACCTCCCGCCGCTTCCGTTGCGCTAAATGCCGTTTTGAGGCCCATCTCTTTCGCAAGGTCGCCAAGCTGACTCATTTCGCTTGCAGTAGCGCCTGATACCGATTTTACGTCCGCCATCTTTTGCTCGAAATCAGCCGCCGTTTTCACTGCCGCACCAATGCCGACCGCGAGAGCCGTTCCCATTCCAAGCGCCGCGCTATGAATCAGTTTAATATCTTTACTAACTCTTCGCGCCGACTGACCGGTATTAGTCATCTGAGTACGAGCATCACGCATACTTCGGTTAAACTGATCACTCGAGAGGACGAGGCGTGCACGTATTTCTCCCACATCTGCCATTCAATTACCTCCTTTCTATCCTTTCGCAAACATCCGTAATTCCTCGAATTTATCGCGATTAAAACTTTGCTCTTCCTTAATTCCTACGTCCTTATTAAGTCGGCGAATAAACGCTTTATATTCCGCCTCTTCAAGACTACGATTATTCGTTGCAAGAATAAGGTGAACGTCGGTTAACCGTTCTAAGGCGCTTTGTTTACGCTTAGACTCAAGTACCGCCGGCAAATCGACCATATAGTAGCCGGTTTCCAGTTCGACTTGTGACACGCCTATCGCAACGGAAGCCTCGATTAAGAAGTCATCCATCGTTATCTTTTCGCCTTCCTCCGTTACGGTTGTTTCGGCAGAAGGCTTTTTACGTTTTTTACGACGTCATCTAATCGGTTCCGTTTTACCGTCCTGGCGATGTATTCGAATAATTCATCCACGCCAACGTTTTCCGCAATGTAGTCCGCTTCTACTCCGCTTAAAACTGCTACAATCTGTGCGACTTCCTCGAACGCTATGTCAAGCGCAGCAATAATCGTCGAGTAGAAATCATCAGCAGGCGCCGACAATACTTGCACAACTAAGCCCGGAATCTTATCGACTGTTTCGAATAATTGTCGCCATTTTGCGATTGTTAACTTTTCTATTTTTACGCGCTTCTCTCCGAGCATCATTTCATGTTCGCCAAGCGCCGTTATGTTCGATTTTCGTTTAAACACGGTGGAGCACCTCCGTTAAATTAAAAAGGCGAGCCGCCCGAAGGTGCCCGCCGTGGTTGTTACGCAGTTGTTTCGTCACCAAGGATAAATAGTTCGCCAGTAGTAATGTCCGGATAGCCGACGAAAGTGATATTCACAATTCGCTCATTATCCGCATCATACGTATACTCAGGATCAGCTAATGCGCCAGCCAACGGAATAGTAATCCAATCGTTTGCTGTAGCCGCCGCATCAGTCGGTTTGATAATAAGTTGTTTTGCGGTCGCAAGTAAATCGGCGCCCGCCTGTGATTTAACTACGAGTTTCTTCTTTTCATTCGGAGCAGTTCCGCTCTTCGTGAATGTTGAATTCGGAATAACTTTCGATAATTTCTCAAGATCATGCAATGCGAAAGGAACGGTTACTTCGCAAGTGCGTCCTTTCATAATCGACTTAACCGGAGTATCTCCGTATTGGTCGACGGTAATGTCTTGCTTGTTTGTTGTTGCAGTAAATTTAATTCCGCCCTTAGTGATGTCGAATGTAACTAAATCGACGCCTTCGCCGTACTCGACTTTCGCTGGGCCGATAGGTACGTTAATCCCTGCCATTTATTTTCCCTCCTCAAAATAAAAAAGCGCAGTCGCACCGTTAAGGCCGAACTACGCAATCAAAATTCATACTGTATATTGGTCGATCATTTTCATCGTTTCCGATGTAGATTGGCACGCTATTCATTGCGCGAATGATAACGATGGATTCATCTCCGACCGTAACCTCTCGCAAGTTCATCAGCGACTCATGTAACGTATACGCCCGTGACTCTACTTCCGCTATGTCGCTCGCACTTCCGCGAACAAGTACCTGAAAGGACGGCTGCTTTTTTCCCGTCCACTGACTCGGAGGAAATCCGCCTGTCAACTTAACGACGGCACATACGTCTGGCGCTTGCGTCGAAATTGGAAACGAGTTCGGGTAATAAACGCCAGGGACTCGCGTTTTAATGAACGATATTAATTCGAGTGCTTTCACGTCTAATCACCTACCACATCTTCAATTTCTTCGGCTATCCATCGCATGTACTTTTCCGCTTCACCTTTTAACGGTCGCTCGAGGTATTTGTTGCCGACCTCATATCCGTCCGTTCCTGGCGCTTGTGCCGACAATGGTCCGAGATTATAGTCGTCTTCATGTATCCATATTGCGTAGTTGAATCGCTGTCCGCTACTGTTATCCACGGCGCTAAACGATACTTCACCGACAATTTCTTGCGTACTTTGGCGCACAGTCGCGTGCCCTGAGCGTCTTAAGTCCGCTGAATCAATCGGAGCAATGTCGACCGCAATTCGCTTCAAGTCATCTACGGAGTCCTGCACGCCATTTCTAGCCGCTAGCTTAACTCGAGCAGTCGCCTCCGCCATGTTCGCCACAACGCCTGAAAAGTCGAACTCCAGTCCGTCACTCATACGATTACCTCCGTTAACATCGGCTTACCGCCAACACTGCGCTTTACGTTGATTTCCTTCGGAGTTTTCTCAAATGTTTGCCCGAGTTCGTTTGTAAAGACGATGGTGTCGGTTTCCCGAATGTCGGCGAGTTTGTCGAAGAGAATACGAGCTGTTGCCGTGACTATTTCGCTATTTGTGACGCCCACAGAACGGTATGATTGAAGCGACGTTCCTTCGTCAACTCTACATTTCAGCGTCAAAACTTCGCCAGGCGCCACGTTTCCCCACTCGTCTAAACCTCCGCCCCGCTTGATAATTACGGTCTGTTTCATTGGCAATAGCGCCATCCTACAACACCGTCCATTTCACGCGTTTACCGCCTTGACCGCCGAGTGAGACGCCGTTTTCCTTGCCGATTAAGTCGAGTGCCACCGTAGGAATTAACGACTCAAGCGAATCTTTTCCGCCGTCAAACATGTACGAAATGCCCGCGACTGAGAACTGCTTCACTCCGTTTTGCTTTTGTGCGTTGGTATCATTAAATGCCGTCGCTAAAACGGCCACATATTCATAAACCGCATTGTCCGGGATTGTGTACGTTGGATAAACTCGACTTAGCGTAGCATTAGCCACGTTTAATAGTCGTTGTTTTCTCGCGTCGTCGCTATCCGTCCAATCTTCAATTAGGATCACGTTTGCTTCGATATAAACATCCGCACCAAATACGCTTATTGCCAATTAAATCGCCTCCTATTTACCGGAGGACTTTTTCGCTGGCGCTTTAGGCTTCGGCGCTTCCTCCGCTTTTGGTACCGCATCTACGCGAACAACGTCCGCTAGTTTTTCAAGCACTTCGATTTCCGCTTTGTCTTCTGTCTTGTATTCGCCGTTATAAAACTTGCGAAGTTCATCGCAACAGTAGAATGCTAACTCTGGAAATCTTGACGTAAACTTTGCCACAAATATCACCTCAAAGAAAAAGCCCGCAACCAAACGGCCACGGGCGAGATTGTATTACGATTAAGCTAAATTCTTGATGCGAGCGTGAGCTTTTTCTTGCTTGAATTCAAGAGTATACTCACCAACAAGCGTACCAGTAACGTAGTCACCTTGGTCGCCCATGTACTTGTGGAAGAATTCACGGCCAACTAATGGACGTACAGCCATACGGTTAGTGTCGACAATTAATAATTCCTTAGCATCAAGGTTGTTGTTAAGGACGATTTCGAATTGACCGAAGTCAGAAACGAATTGGTCTACTACTTGACCACGGCTGTTTTCCGCTTGAGTGATGTAAAGCTTGTTGTTGTCAATCGCAGAGATGGCGCGCTTTTGTTTCGCAGGAACCATGATCTTGAAGTTTCCGCCGCTAGCAAATCCGCCTTTTTCGTAGATTGATTGTAGTGAATCGTTTAATAGGGTCGCAGATACCGCGCCAGCTGCAGCGTCAGTTACGTTAGATTGGATGAATGAACGAACACCCGCCATTTGACGAACGTTGCCACTTTCGTATGCAACACCGTTGATTAACGCTTTTTCTAACTGAAGCGCAAGTTCAAGCTGCTTCTTTTGCTTTTCGTATTCGTAAAGGTCGCTGATTCCGTATTGAGTAACCGCTTGAGCAGTTCCGGAAAGTTGTACAGTGTCATCGAAGATTTGAGTCTTGTTAGACTTTTGAGCGCGTGCTTTGTAACGAGCTGCACGAGCGTCAGCACCTTCAACGCCTTCAGAGAACTGGAATTCAACTTTCGCTTGGTCAGCGATAGCTGCAGCCGTAGTTGAAGCATACCCACGTACTACAGTAAGTGTGTTAGTAGCAACGGCAGTAACCTTTAATAATTCGTCAGCAATTTTGATAACGTCGTTTGCACGGAAGATTGATCCGTCAACAACAACAACAGAAGTCGCGACGTTAGTTACAGCGCCGTTAACTTTTGTCTCATCGTTAATCATTTCATCTTCAAACCATTGATGGCTAGTTTGCGTTACTGCTTCTGCGAATCCTAAAAGGTTTAGTAACGGAGTTTGGTGTTGGTTTAATAAAAGAATTTCGTCTACTACTGATACTTGTTTGCCGATTAAATCGGAATTATAAATTTTTGCCATGATTTTGTTTCCTCCATTGTTTTAAAGTTTTTTTTGAATTAAAAAAGACGACCTTTTGGGCCGCCCTGATTACTTACCTAGTTGCGCTTTGAGCGCTGCGTATGCGATTTTGTCTTCGATTTTCTGACTGCGTTTGGCTTTCTCAGCCGCCTCTTTCAGCAACTGTTCGCCAGTTTTTTCCGATGTATCTTTCAGCGAATTGGTAGCTTCGCCGATTGGTCTTTGCGGCTTTTTGACTTCCGCCAAGAAGCTATAATTAGTAACAAGCGCATTCATCACGTCTTCCAAACCTTCTACGCCGTTTTCACCGATATTTACGGCCGATAAATCAGCGAGTTTGAGCGCAGCGTCGATTCGGTCAGCCGGAATGTTTACGCCTGGTGCCGCCTTAATAAATGCGTTTACGATTTTCTCGCGTTGTGCTTGCGTTTTTAGTTCTTCGAGTTGCTTTGCATATTCGTTGCGCTCGGCTTCGAATTTTTTCGCAATTTCCTCCGCGCGTTCTTGCGCCGATAGTTCAGCAAGTCGTTTTTCTTCGAGCGCTTTTTCGTACTCGGATGCTTTCGTTTTGAGGTCGTCATAGTCGGCAAACTTTTCAACTTTCTTGCGTTCGCGCGCAATCCGATCCGCTACGATTTTATCCAATTCATCCTGGGTGAACGTTTTTACTTCCGGCTTATTTTCCGGTACCTCTACCGTTTCTTGCTCGTTCACTACTACTTCGTTATTTACTTCACTCATTGCGTTACCTCCGCTTTAGAGCCGTCGCTCATTAATTTAAAACAGCCGTTTCAGTTTTACGTCATAAACGTTCGGACATAGAAAAAGCCACTTAGACTCTATCAGGACGTCTAACTGGCGATATTACATGTTTGCAATTTGGATGAAATATTTCTCGGTTAGGCAACGAACCATAATACGGATAATCACCGGGAGCATCTGGCGTCAGTTTCACGATTTTACCTTCCCAATTTCGGCAGGCATCTTTCGCGCCATGACTACTGATTTTACCGTAGTAAGCTTCGCGTCCTAAAGCGTCATTAATCGCTGATTCACGCTGTGCCTGCGCTAGTTTGGTCCGCGTAACCATCTCGGAATAAACTTCCGGCTTCCAACGGCGCCCCGCAGCGTCAATAATTCCGGTGTTAATCGAATCGCCCAACCGTTGCCTTAAATCCCGCAGTATATCGCGCTTAATCGAATCCGTCGTGTTAATGCCCTGCGTTAAATTGGCCCGCATTGCTTCCGCCGTCACTTGGCGAATAGTCGTCCGCACTTTTCGGTCAATGTTTTGCGATACTTGCAGAAGGTCGGCTTGAGTGTCAACAACCGCCGTTTTGATGAAGTCACGGTTCAACCGGTTAAACACGACAATCTTTCGTGCTTCCTCTGCCGTCTCCGCCACGCCTAGCGCTATAATCGAATGTATAATGCCATCCTCCGTTGCTTTCGGTATCATCGTAGAAACCCAGGCGCTCGTTTTAGCGTCTAGTTCTTTTAACACGTCGGCAATCTCCTTTTGCACTATGAGCAGGTTTGCCCGCTCGAAATTCGTTAAGTCGATGTGATTCAATTCGTTGCTAATCTTTTGTAGCGCATCTTTGTAATAACTTAGTAGAATCGAAATATCGTAGTCATACGTCGGTGTTGGCGCCATGATTATTCACCGCCAGCATTAAAAATCGACGAATCAACGAAACCATTTGCACTCTTTTCGTCCTCTTCAATCCGCGAAATAATCTCGGTCGCTTTTTCGTCATCCACTCCGTCTTGACGCTTAATAGCACTCTGAACGTCAATGGTCGGCTTGCCTCCGGTACGAATCTGCATGATCTCCGCTTCTTCTTTCGCGTTCTTAGGAATGCCGTCTTGCCAATTAATTGTCGGATAGACCGCTTCGAAATCCGCCTCGCCGTGCGCAATATCGAGTAGTTGACACGTCCAGAGCGCGTCTCTAATCGCTTTGTCATAATGCGTGCGTATTCGTTTCACTTTCGATAATATCGGCATGAAGCGCGCCTTAATAGACGCTGAGTCGGTATGTGACGTACCGGTGCCGCCGGAGTTCTCACCGAGCACCGTTCCGAATAACCACTGAGGCGTTTCGGACATTTGGAAAACTAGCGAAATTAGCACTTCAAGTTCTTTAAATGCTGCCGTTAACTGGCCGCTGAAGTCCATATAGCCTGGCGTTACATCGTCTTTTGTTACCGGAATATAAGCGCCACCTAAGCGCACTTGACCGTCACCTGCTCCGTCTAAGTCCGGACCATAAGCCGTCGGATCGGAATTCTTCCAAAGCACGTAATCAATCTGAACGAGCCTATCATTAATCGCCGCCAATAACGACTCTAGCTTTTCGAGGCCACCAACGCCTTCCCAATCATCATCAACGCTCTTATACGGAATGTGATGAACAAGTAAGTGAGGAACGCCCGTCTCAACGGAATCTTCTTCGCGGCCTGTCGCTACTCTTTCGCCAATTGTGTAGACGTGTAACGGATAGCCCCAACGTGTATCGATTCCGCCTTCAAATTCAAACAAGCGATAGCGTTCGTAAATGATATATCCCGGAATGTGGCGCTCTACGTTTAGGAACGGCTTTTCTGTCTTGCCGTCGATTACATATTCTACTGTCGCAATGTTAACCGCCTTAAACGACTTCACATTTCCGCGCGATATTTCCGGAAATACGAACTCGGCATTTACGTGCTCGATAATCGGCTCCATTACGACGCCATCCGGAATCTGGCCGCCCCTTTGTACTACTTCCGAAAAGTCTTGACGATAGCCATACCGCGTCTTAATCCAAGCGTCGCCACGATAGCCGTTACCAATCGCGCTTTCGTGTACCAATTTAACAAGATCGTTTTCTTCGACATATCGATTAACCGCCTTTTGTTCTTCGCTACTGTCGGGCAGTCCTGATTCGAAACTCGGGGGTTCGCCGACTAGCAAATCGGATGGTTTGGTAACTAAGATATCCGCAATATTTACCGCAATATATAGCTGCGCCAGTTGGCTCTCGTGAGGCGTGTCTTTTAATAGCTTCGACGCGCGCTCGTAGACCTCGAACTGCTTGCCTTGAAATAGCTTTTTCAACCGCTTATACTTCGAGATACGTTCTCGGTCAGCCACCGGCGGAAACTGTTCGCCAGGCTGGAATGCATTGAACGTATAGACCGACGTATACTCGTTTACTTTGTCGAGCTGCGCTTTGTCTTTCCAAAATAAGCCCAAGTTGCGCCCCTCCTTCCGTTATTCGTCTTTTAATAAATCGTCGAGTTCTTCAAGCTCTTTCGCTAAGTCGTCATTGCTCCGTGAACCGCTTGCATCCTCGTTCACTACGACTTGCTTTTCAGTAAGTAGTCCGAATCTACGCATGAAGAGATCAATCGCTTTTACTGAAGGCTGTTCTCCTGCGATTAGTTTTAGTAATTGTCCGTACACCATCGAGCGTTTGTCGCTAAGGAAATCGTCAGAGATTTCGTTTTTGTATGCAATAAAGTTGCGATTCTGAGTCCTCCAGGACCATATCGTCTTATATGAAACGCCTATTTCCTCCGCAATCTGCTCGTATGTTAATTTCGATGGGTCTTTATTCGATTTCAAATCATTATCGACAAGAATGAGTGCCGCCTTCTTTTGTTGCTCTGTAAGTTTCGCTTCGAGTTCTTTCAATCGTTTTGACATTTTCGCGTCCTCCTTTTCGTAAGTCTATAAGTAATTTGGTTTCCTAGTTATCGCCGATTTCGGCCTTTTAACCGCTTCTATCGCCATATTCGTTGCGTCCGGCCCATCATCGTGCCAGCGTGACCCATATCGCTCAAAGTGTTCGAGTAGTATTGCGTGATCGCGATTAAAAATGATATTTCCGCTTTCAATATCGGGCAACATCGCCTCAATCCGAAGCTCTTTACGTTGGCGTTGGTGAATCTTCTTAACTCGGTTGTGTGCCGGATACCCTACGAACTGCAACGCCTCTTTTAGCTTATCTACGAAGAATTCTTGCGCCATTTGCGCCTCAGCGCCGATTATGTCCGGCTGATAATGCTTAACTTTTTGCGTAATCAGTTCGAGAAATTTATCCGGATGAATACGTTCGATAACCGCATCGACAACGTAAACTTTTTTCGTAATTTTATGCTTAGCGACCGTTACTAGCGCAGAATAGTCGCCCTTTTGCTTACCCATCGCAAAGTCGATACCCATTCCGACGTAGTAGTCCTTATGTGGGAATGTCCGCACGCTGTCGTAGTAGTAAAAACGATCCGGATGGAATATTTGCGACTCCTCATCGAGAGGATTGTTCATAAATTCCGTATTGAACGCCTTCGAACCGTAGTTCACCTTTTCGAGAAACAAGTTCTGCAACGGGAATCGGTCGGGCCATAGCACTTTTGCACCTTCGTCCATTGCTTCGCGATGTTCAGCGTAAAAGTTAAGCGCCGCTCTTGCGTTAGGTGTCGCCGTCTCTTCTTCCGCGTCCTCCATTTCGGCAAGTTCCGCTTCGGTCGGCTGATATTCTTTATAGATGCGTTCGAATTCCGCCCATAGGTCCATTCGTTTAGGCCATTCGATAATTGCAGGAAATGTATTCTTAATAAAGTCGCGACGTTCCGTAAGTACGTAGTTAAGAAGTGAATCTACGTGCACTAACGTACCCATAAAGATAACCGCAGTCTGAGTCGGATCATATGCGGGCATTAAATCCTGGTTCAGCCAGTCCTTCGCCTTCTGACGTAATTCCGGCGTATTATTCGAGTCCCGCGACTCCAAGTCATCGAGTAGTATAAGGTCAGGACGTTGGCTACCGTTACGGAAACCACGAATTTGCGTTCCGAGCGACGTCGCTTCCATCTTAATATTAGTCGTCGTTAAGAATGCCTCTTCGCT